CCGGAACTCGCATGTCTTTTACTAAGGGCGTGAAAACCCTTGGTAAAGAGACAGGCGAGCACTACCTCAACCACGTTTTTGGATGGGTGCCGTTCGTTAAGGACGTCGTCAACACATGTGATATCGTGTTGAACTACGACCATTATCGTCAACGCGCCATAAGGCGAAACAACGTTTGGCGAAAACGACGGTTCAGCGAGCCAGTTGATCAGGTCGAGACTGTACTCTGGGATGAGGATAGCTTCGCCGTGAGGCCAAGCCCATTTCTCACCACAGTTGCAGGCTTCCGAAAACGTTTTCGTATCATTAAGCGTCAGACGACGCGAATTTGGTACGAAGGTAGTTTTCGGACATACGATCCTGAATTCGACTACAGTGTTCAGATGCATCCTGGTCTTCGCCAGGTGAGGCAAGCCCTCACTTTGCATGGGGCCAATCTGAATCCTGTCGTCCTTTACAAAGTCACTCCTTGGACCTGGCTCATTGATTGGTTTTCGAACACCGGTTCCCTCGTTCAACGTGGGTACGATGCTCTTACCGATTCTAATGTGCACAGGTATCTGTATGTCATGCGGACCATCGAAGTGGATTATCTGTATCAACAGAGTTTCACTACAATCGATGGAAAGACGACTACATTGGAATGGCACTTTAGCGGGACTTCAAAGCTCCGCGCTAAAGGCGAAAGTCCTTTCGAGTTTCATCTTCGCATAGGCGGCTTGACCGCCACTCAACATGCGATCCTGGGTGCACTCGGTTTAAGCCGGTTGCGTCCATGATATCGCACAGCCCCATAAAGCCGGCTGGTCTTGCCAACCAGTTAGAGCCAGGCTGTGTCAACCCGGCACACTTCTCTATGAGGTCAACTCAATGTTCTCAGATCCAGTAACCATTACGATCAACGGAGTTGCGAAGACTCTTGCCCGTGTCAAAACGGGCGATATGGAGTCAACGTATCAAACTGCTGACGGTCTTCTCACTCTTGAGATCCCCCAACAACCGACCAAGTCGTCGCGCGCGCGCACGACTCTCCGTTTTACGCAAAAGAAGGTCGTTACTAATCCATTGGATTCGTCCAATGATTATGATTCGACCACCTGGACGCATACGTTCGATAGACCCGGTTTCGGGTTTAGCGACGTTGAGTTGTTCCAAGTCGAGGCTGCCCTTGGGGCTTTCTTGACTCAGACCAACGTGACAAAGCTGTACGGTCACGAGTCATAGGTTCGGCAGACAAAGTCTGTCCTACACTAGTCCGAGACTGTTTTAAGCTTTGGATTGGGTTGCTCGGCTCACGCGAGCCGTGAGAACGTTGAGTTTGAAGACTACCCCCGAGAGGAGGAGTCTTGAAAAGCAACGCAAGTGACCTACTCGAGATCACCGCGTGCGTCTACAAAGATGTATGCGAAAAGTGTCCTGCCGAAGTCTCTGATTTACGAGACTTGATGACGATCAAGGCTCGGGTCAAAGAAGAAGGAGTGTCGTTTTTGACGATCACTCTACCGGATTTCTGCAGGGACGTTGAAAACGCCCTGGAAACCGGTGGTGTGAACGCGTCACACTTCCGTGGATTTGGGAAGTATGGAGTAATCCCCGCTTTACTGCGAGGTATACTCGTCCACATCTTTGACCGAGAGACTGGAGTCCCCCATGAAACGATCGACGCAACCTATGTATGGGCCGTCAGACAGATCTGTCGGCTCCATTCTAAGGTCCGTATCCCGTGTTCCCCCGAAAGGGTGTCACGGGCTATCAACCGGTTCAAGGAGGTTGAGTGCGGGCTTTCAACGTTTTCTTTGCCTCAGGCTGAGATGGAGAAGTTTCGCCATCTCAGTGACCTGTTATGGACTAATCTCGGCAGGAGTATCACTACCTCTGCTGAGTTGGTTCCCAGACATGGTCCTGGAGCAACTGCGGAGCGCGTTTCCGGAAATCGGAAATACACTCTCAGGAGCTGGTATAGGCGTCTTGATGATTTGTTTCCTTTGTACCCTTACGGTTTTGCGCTTTCGAGCGCAGGGCTACAGGGTACAACGGGCCACCAAGTCGTTGAGGACGTAGCGTTTATATCAGAGGACAATGAACTACCTGTTCGGGTGGTCTTTGTCCCCAAAACGTTGAAGTCACCGCGTGTGATTGCCATAGAGCCTGTTTGTATGCAGTATTGCCAGCAGGCACTCCGCAAGGCCCTTTACGAGGGTATCGAACGGTACTGGCTAACGAGGGGTCACGTGAATTTTCGTGACCAGTCGGTAAACCAGCAATTGGCGTTGCGCGCCTCGATCGACGGGTCGTTAGCCACTATCGATCTGTCCTACGCAAGTGATCGTGTTCCGCATGATCTAGCGCTTGAGATGTTTTGGAATGCTCCGCTTTTCAGGGAGTACCTAGACGTCACAAGATCGAGATCGGCGCTTTTGCCCACTGGCGAAACAATCGTCTTGCGCAAATTTGCGTCGATGGGAAGCGCTCTGTGCTTTCCCATAGAGTCATTGTACTTCTACACGGTCGCCGTGTTGGCTCTATTGGAGAGTAGAAAACTCCAAATTACAGCTCGAAACGCGCACTGCGTTTCTCGAGAGCTGTACGTGTACGGGGACGATATCGTTGTTCCTGCACACGAGGCAGAGTCGGTTATCGACTACCTACAGAAGTACAACTGTAAGGTAAACGTCAACAAATCTTTCTGGCGCGGAAGCTTCAGAGAGAGTTGTGGCGTGGATGCATTCAAGGGTATGGAGGTAACTCCTTTGTACCTTCGTCGAATGCTCCCGTATAACCGGAAGCAAGTGCCGGAGATACTGTCCACGGTCGCTACTGCTAACCTTTTTGCGAAAGCAGAGATGGCGCAGACGGCGGCGTTCCTGTTTGACAGACTGGAGCGTGTACTTGGGGTTCTTCCCCATGTTTCGCCTGACAGTCCAGCACTTGGACGCGTGTCGCAAGTGGTGTCGGCACAACGCTGGCACCCCGAGCTACATCGGTACGAGGTGAAAGCCTATGTACCGGGCAATGCTAAGCGCAGTGACAGGCTTAGCGGCTATGCGGCTCTCCAAAAAGTGTTTATCGAGATTAATCATCCCGATGAACCTTTGCCTCCTTCTTATGAGGAGCGGTTGGAGACTTCTTCACTTCGCGGAGGAGTGTCACTGAAACTC